TTCCATTATTATGGGCAATACCTCTCCTAGTATTGAACCTTATCGTGCTAATGCTTATCGTCAAGATACTTTATCAGGCGCACATCTTAATAAGAATAAGTGGTTAGATATTATTATAAAGGAAAAATGTAATGCCGATTCTAAGTTGGACTATAACGAAATCTGGTCAAGTATCATCGCAAACGATGGCAGCGTTCAACATCTCGAATTCCTCTCAGAATGGGAGCGCGATGTATTTAAGACGTCAATGGAAATCGACCAGAGATGGATTGTACAGCATGCCGCTGATCGCCAACAGTATGTGGATCAGGCGCAAAGTGTCAATCTCTTTTTCAGACCAGACTCAAACGTCAAATATATTCATGCAGTCCACTTTATGGCGTGGAAGCAAGGGCTTAAAACGTTATACTACTGCCGCTCAGAGAAGATTGGCAAAGCTGATAAGGTCTCTAGAAAAATCGAAAGGCAAGTGATTGAAGAATTAGATATGAAAAAATTAGCAACCGAAGACATTTGTATTGCATGCGAGGGCTAAATGAGTTTTTTAGTATCTAACCTGCCACCCGTTCATTGTTATATTAGAAAAGAATTTTTATATGATTTTGAAAAGGGACATGGAGAATTTGAGCCATGTATTTGGGTTAGTATTAAAAGCCTAAGAAGCCAAGCATTTCGTATTGAGGCTTACTTGCCTAATTATGGTGCACTTTATGATAAGTTACCTCTACATGCTTTTGTATCAAGAACAGATAATTTAGAAGCGGATAAATTCCTTAGCCTCGACACATTACAAATATGGGATTGCTTTAGTTATGATCTAACCGTTATACAAAAAGCTTTCCTTAGAAATCTTAGTTGTAAATTTTATGCTAAGAATAAACAATGGTATCAGGGCAATTATATGTTCACAGTAGATAATGCTAGCCCTGATCTAAATATACTAGATACAAGTTACAGTGAATGGCCTGAAGATCATAAGTCATTTAATTTTATAGAATTAGATAATGGACAATATGCAGCACAACCTAATAATAGAACAATATTCTATGATGCTGCCAGCAATCCAAAAGAATTATTATTCCCAGATTTTAGAGTGTGTACTAAAAAGTACGTTGTTGAAACTAACCCGAAATGGTTCTTAGGGGACACTAATACGGTGATGTATGAGCAAGATAATATTACTTAAAGACGTCTATGAAATGAAGGAACAAAAGGAAAAAGAACTTTTGTTCTATAAGGAAAAGTTAGAAGAATTACAAAGTAAAGTTTATTGGTTGGAGAGAGATATATCTTTGACAAAAAACATTATAAGAATGATCGAGGAAGAAAAAGTAAAAAATATAACAGAGGGTAAAAATGAAACTACTTAAGTTCTACGGAGAATGGTGTGGCCCATGTAAAACACAAAACAGTATTATAAAAAATTTAGGTGATAGAGTAACTGTTGATATAGAAAATATAGATATCGACGAGGAATTTGATAAAGTGAAATCTTGGAAAGTAACATCAGTACCTACCATGATTCTTGTTAATGAGGACGGGGAAGTAAAAAGACATACAGGCGTTTTAAAAGAAAAGGAATTTTTAAAGTTTATAGCAAATGATTAAAAAAGCAAAATTAACACTAACAGACGAACGTCAAGCATTTAAACCTTTTAACTATCCATGGGCATACGAGGCATGGCTAAAGCATGAACAGATGCACTGGTTGCATACAGAAGTTCCAATGCTTGAAGATGTAAAAGATTGGAAAAATAAATTAACAGATGATGAAAAGAATTTTCTAACTCACATCTTTAGATTTTTTACTCAGGGCGATGTAGATGTTGCAGGTGGATATGTCAAAAATTATCTACCATACTTCCCTCAACCTGAAGTGAGAATGATGTTGGCTGGGTTCGCCGCCCGTGAAGCATTACACATCGCAGCATATTCACATCTAATTGAATCACTTGGCATGCCGGATACAACTTATAACGAGTTTCTTGCTTATGCCGAAATGCGAGAAAAGCATGATTACCTTTTGGATATCAGCTCGAAGAATAGTACTAAACAATCTACAGCTGAGCACATCGCTGCATTTAGCGCGTTTACGGAAGGCATGCAGCTCTTTAGTTCTTTTATTATGCTTCTTAATTTTCCTCGTCATGGTGTAATGAAAGGAATGGGACAAATTGTTACATGGTCTATTGCTGATGAGACAATGCATGCTGAGTCAATGATCAAATTATTCAGAACATATATAGAAGAAAATAGAGAAATCTGGAATGACGATCTTAAATCTAAAATTTATACCATTGCAACTAAGATGGTGGATTTGGAGGATAAGTTTATTGATCTGGCATTTGGCATGGTACGCGTGGCTGATCTGGACGCTAGTGACGTTAAACAGTATATCCGCTATATTACTGACCGTCGCCTTATTAGCTTGGGTCTCAAAGGAATCATGAAAGTTAAAAAGAATCCATTACCCTGGGTAGAGGAAATGCTTAATGCTCCTACACATACCAACTTCTTTGAAAATAGAGTTACTGATTATGCTAAAGGAAGTTTAACAGGTGATTGGAAAGATGTGTGGGGTAAAGCAGCGTGATACCAAGTCTGATTCCCTATAAATTAGATCCTTATATTAAAGAAGTTGTTACTGAATTTGCTCTTGCTAATGAAGATCTTTTTATTTGGAATCATTCTAATACTGAGCAAAAATTAAGACGTTACTGTGATTTGAATAAAGTAAAAACTGATATTTCAGACATAGTCGAGGAGTATTCTCAAGAATTGTATAAACGTCTTAATATGACCACCATTTTAACTGAACCTATGTTTGGTAATTTTGTAGGTGTAAACTTTAGTGGTGGATCAGTACATAATCATACTGATCCAACTATAGAAGGTTACAATCACGTTAGATTAAATTTTTTAGTATCTAAACCATCATCGGGTGGTATGCCTATTATTAATGATAAAGAATATAGTATAGATGAGAACCTGGGGTGGGTTAACTTGGCTAATAAATACAGACATGCCTCAACTGTAGTAGCAGGAACAACACCAAGAATTTTATTAAGTTTAGGTAAGTATGTAATTAAAGAAGAATCTGATCATTATGAAAATTTGTATAGATAGCTATGGAAGAGAAACTTGAAAATTTTGTCAAAGTAAGAAGAGATATTTGTAAAGATTGCGAACATAATAAACCAATTATAGGCGTTAATACTTGTGAACATTGTGGCTGTGTCATAAGATTTATGACAATGGTCAAAATTAAAAAATGTCCTATTGGTAAATGGCAAAGAGAAAAATGATACATCATGCACACCTTGAAGTAGCACAAACTTATGCTAGACTTTCAAAAGCTAAAAGATTAAAAGTCGGCGCTATAGTTGTTAAAGACAATAGAGTAATAAGTATAGGATATAATGGCACTCCAGCTGGATGGGATAATAACTGCGAGGATGAGGTTAAGGAGACAACTAACTGTATACTTGATACAGGTGGTCCTTTGTATCCTATTACATCAGTCAATCTTAAAACTAAGCCTGAAGTCATTCATGCAGAAGCTAATGCCATCGGCAAAATTGCTAGATCAAATGAATCAGGCCTTGATGCTGTTATGTACATTACTCATTCTCCCTGCTTTGACTGCGCAAAACTTATACACATAGCAGGCATTAAAAAAGTTTACTTTAGAACTCATTATAGAAATGAAGATGGTATAAATTTTTTGAAAAAATGTAATATTGAAGTGGAGAAATTATGAAAAACCTAAAGACCACGGCAAATAGAATAGGTATTACATGTTCTACTTTTGATCTTTTTCATGCAGGACATATTGTAATGTTGGAAGAAGCAAAAAGACAATGTGATTATCTAATAGCAGCAATACAAGTTGATCCTACATTAGATAGGCCAGGTAAAAAGAACAAACCTGTACAATCTATAATTGAAAGACAAATTCAAGTGGGTGCTTGTAGACATGTTGATGAAATTATAGTGTATTCAACTGAAAAAGAATTAGAGGATATCTTTCTAACCTTTCCTTTAGATGTAAGAATTATTGGCGAAGAATATAAAGATACTAATTTTACTGGTAAACAGATCTGTATTGATCGTGGTATAGAAATGTACTACAACAAGAGAGATCATTATTTTAGTTCAACTGATCTTCGTACTAGAGTATTTGAAGCAGAACTAAAAAGGAGAGGAGCAAGTATATGGGACGAAAGAACCACTTCGAATGCGTCGAATGTGATGCCGTCTTCAAAATAAAGTATGATTTAGATGAAGATTACTACAAAGTTCAGCACTGCCCATTTTGCGGCGCTGAGATAGATGAGGATCAGCAAGATGAATACGAGGATGATGAATGAATAATATAAACAATTTTAGATGGCATTTGTCTGAGCCAGAGAGTTCTGAACTTTGGTGCTATAATGATGGATTTTTTACTAGCGAAGAATGTGATAAAATTGTAGAATTATGTGAAAAGCATATCCAATTAGATAGCGGTAGAGTCGGTGATGCTATTCAAGAAAAAGTTGACGATACAATTAGAAAAAGTAAAATAGGATTTTTGCCTATCCTAGAAGATACAGAATGGATTTTTAGAAAATCCACAAGTGTTGTACTGGATATTAATAAGACTTTTTATAATTATGACTTGGAATATTTAGAAACATTACAATATACTACCTATGATCATAACAATGAGTTCTATGGTAAGCATATTGATATGATGTATAAATCCTTCAATTATAGAAAATTAAGTTTTAGTCTACAATTAAGTGATGAGAATGAGTATGAAGGCGGCGATCTAATTTTACATACTGGAAGTAATAATGTAATGCCTAAGAAAAAAGGTATGATGGTATTATTTCCTAGCTGGACATTACATGAAGTAACACCTGTTACTAAAGGTCATAGAAAGGCGCTTGTAGGCTGGGTGTGTGGTCCTAGATTTAAATGAAACCCTGTCCAAAATGTGGTATTGAGCATAATAAATCTGGAAAATTTTGTTCCAGAAAATGTGCCAATTCTAGATCTTGGACAGATGAGCATAAACAAGTATTTTCAGAAAGACAAGCTGCCTATATGGCAAGTGAAAGAGCGGAGGGTCACAAGGTAAAACGCTCTATACAAATGGAAATGATGGCTAAGGCAGGCAAATCATTTAATTCCAAAGCAGTAGAAGATCCTGAAGATGTAATGACAAATCCAGATGATTATTATTTTGCCCCGCCTTTTGACCCAGGCAGAGGGTATGATGTAGATGATGGTGCAGTGTGGGAGGAGGTTGACCGTTAATAAATACTGTTTTGAATGGTATTTATATGTGGTTTTATAATAACGAAGTATTTACTGATCCTGGCGAATATTATGGATTCGTGTATCTAATAGAGAATCTTGCTAATGGTAGAAAGTATATAGGCAAGAAACTTTTCATATTTACCAAAACTAAAGTAGTCAAAGGTAAGCGCAAAAAAATAAAATCCCCATCTGATTGGCAAACATACTGGTCATCATCTGATGAATTAAAATCAGATGTTGCTAAATTAGGCGAACATAATTTCCGAAGAACTATACTGCATCTTTGTAAAAATAAAGGTACGTGCAATTACTTGGAGGCTCGTGAGCAATTCGAAAGAAGAGTTCTGGAGACTAATGAGTATTATAACGGCTGGATAAGTTGTAAGATAGGTAAGACTCAAGTTAAATTGGCATAATCTTCATCTAATCTTCATCTTAAAATAGCAGTTTTTAAGGTAAATATTAATGAGGTATATTTTATAGGAGATACCATGAAAAAACTATTAGCCGTTTTACTTTTTCCCTTGATGACTATAGTAGCAAATGCAGCAGAAATTACTGGTGCTGGTGCAACCTTTCCGTATCCCATTTACGCCAAGTGGGCTGAAGCATATCACAAAGCCACAGGCAATACTTTAAACTATCAAAGTATTGGTAGTAGTGGGGGTATTCGTCAAATCAATAACAAGACAGTTACTTTTGGTGCGTCAGATGCTCCAGTTAAAGGAGAAGACCTTGACAAATTGGGTCAAGTTCAATTCCCTGCTATCATCGGTGGCACAGTGCCTGTCATCAATCTTGATGGCTTCAAGCCGGGTGAACTTCGCATCACAGGACCTGTCATGGCAGAAGTGTTTATGGGAAACATTACCAAATGGAATGACCCTAAACTACAAGCATTGAATCCAGGTAAAAAGTTACCGGATATGAATATCACAGTTGTTCATCGTGCTGATGGTTCTGGTACCACTTTTAATTGGACCGACTATTTAACTGTCATTAGTCCAGAGTGGGAGAAACGTGTGGGACGTGGTGCTGCTGTAAAATGGCCTGCTACTAGTTCAGTTGGTGGCAAAGGCAATGAAGGTGTTGCTGCCAATGTAAATAGAATTAAAGGTAGCATAGGTTATGTAGAATATGCCTATGTAAAGAAAAACCTTATGAATTATATGCTTTTACAAAATAAACACGGAACTTTTGTAGCACCAGATGATTTAACATTTGCAGCAGCTGCTGCAGGCGCAGACTGGTTCAGTGTTCCAGGTATGGGACTTAGTATTGTAAATCAAGGCGGCAAGGATACTTGGCCTGTAACTACAGCAAGTTTTATTATCATGTATAAAGACCCTGCTGATAAGAAAGCTAGTCAAGAAGCAATAAAATTCTTTGACTGGTCTTTTAAGAATGGTGCTAAATTGAGCGCTGAGCTAGACTATGTGCATCTGCCAGAGCTATTGCAAAATCAAATTAGACAAAAAGTTTGGAGTCAAATTAAATAAATACTTATTTAGGAGACGTCGATGAAATTAGAATTAAGCACTGATAAATTAGATGTAAACTATGAATGCTCTGATCAAGATGATAGCCATATTGAAATACTAGGATTGCTAGCTAGATTGGTTGAACATCTACAGCATCATTCTGACGTTACTCTAACAATTACAACTAAATCTGATCATAATGAGCCAGATTATGTAGAACATGACACCGACGTGTATAAATAATAAGACAACAGGAGAAGGTATGCTCTATTTAACTAACCAACCACGCAGTATTAGCAAAGATCATGGCACAATGCCAGAGCCATTTGCCTATACAAATTCATGGGAGATGCGAGGGTAGGTTGTAATTAGAGAAACCATATACACCAAAAACCCTCGATACCCAAAAAGTTCGAGGGTTTTTCATTTTGAATAACCGAGCATTTGACTCGGGTATCTTTAGGTGTTATTATGTGGTTGTTGTAGCAAAGATGTTGTAGCAAAGTGTTAATTTTTGAAGTACCCGAGCATTTGACTCAGATTACTTCAGATGTTAATATAAGACAAGTTGACGATACGTCGTTGATTTTAGTTAGTTCATTAACAATTTAGCGTACCTATACCAGGTTAGCTCAGAGGTAGAGCAGTGGATCGATAATCCATTGGTCAGTGGTTCGATCCCACTACCTGGTACCATATTGAAGCACACTTGAAGACCCGTCAAGGACCAACGCTACGATGCATAGACATATAAGCCGGGGCGAAAAAGTTTGGTATTAGTGTGCTTCAATATGGTAATTTGGGGGATGGGACTGCTTGGGGTGGTCACCGCACTTGCAATGCGGGTATTCAGATCGGTTCGAATCCGATATTCTCCACCAAAGAATAAGGTCTCAAAGTGTTCATGGACGCACGTTGGCTTGTCACGCCAAAAGAAGGGGATCGTTACCCCTTGGGACCGCCAGTATTTGCGGGTATAACTTAGTGGTAAAGTAACTGGCTTTTAACCAGTAAATCGGAGTTCGATTCTCCGTGCCCGTACCAGTATATGCACCGTTTGACTATCGGTTAGGTCGCCACCCTTTCAAGGTGGAAAGATGGGTTCGATTCCCATACGGTGTACCAAGTTTTATGCGGGTGTTCTCCTGGGAGAGGACTCAGCCTTCCAAGCTGATGGAGAGGGTTCGAATCCCTTCGCCCGCTCCAATTTATCTAGGGTTCGCATAGCGGCGATTGCAGCGGCCTCCAAATCCGCCGGTTAAAACCCACGGGGGTTCGAGTCCCTCACCCTAGGCCAGTATTATTGGGGGTTAGCTTAGTTAGGTCTAAAGCACTAGTCTTTGAAATTAGGATCACTGGTTCGAATCCAGTACCCCTTGCCAGTCAATGGTGGTTGTAGCACAATGGCAGTGCCCCGGTTTGTGAGACCGTTAAGTGTGAGTTCGAATCTCATCAACCACCCCAGTATTTGCTGGATTAGCTCAGTTGGTAGAGCGGCGCCCTTACAAGGCGTAGGTCGGCAGTTCGAGACTGTCATCCAGCACCAGTTATGCCGGTTTAGCTCAGTTGGCTAGAGCAGTGCTCTTGTAAAGCAAAGGTCGTCAGTTCGAATCCGACAACCGGCACCAAATATCTGACCGTAGCTCAGCAGGATAGAGCAACGGATTTCTAATCCGTTGGTCGGGGGTTCGAATCCCTCCGGTCAGGCCATTTTAGGAGTTTCAAAATGTCAAAAACATGGATTTGGAGTGACCAACACTTCGGGCACGAAAAAACCTGTACCGTATTTAAACGGGCAGATGGTAATCCACTAAGGCCTTTTGCTTCGGCAGAAGAAATGAATGAAGTCATGGTTGCTCGCAACAACGAACGGGTTAGTCCAAACGACCGTGTTTACTACCTTGGTGATGTTGTGATCAATCGCAAGTTCCTTAAAATCCTTGACAGACTCAACGGACGCAAAGTGCTTATTAAAGGCAATCACGACATCTTCAAACTTGATGATTACGCGGCTTACTTTGATGACATCCGTGGGTACCATGTGCTCAATGGCATGATCTTTAGTCATGTGCCCGTGCATCCAGCAAGTCTTGCTAGATTTGGCTGTAATATTCATGGGCACCTCCATGCCAATCGTGTACGCAGACCCAGTAAGATTGATCGGCTTGGCACTAGTCCTTGTGTAGAATACAGTGATGAGATTGATCCCGACTACTACAATGTGTCAGTGGAGTGTACAGATTTCGCACCAATTACTCTTGAAGATCTTTACGAGAGAATTCAAGCACAGGGAGGACACGTTGGCTTTCGAAATGGCAACGGTGCTCAAGGTGTGGACTAAGTATTAGGAAGGTTGGCAGAGTGGTAATGCACCGGATTGCTAATCCGCCGTTCACGAAAGTGGGCGCACAGGTTCGAATCCTGTACCTTCCGCCAAGGTGATATGACGTAGATGGATGCGTACAGGCTTCATAAGCCTAGGAGGTTGGTTCGATACCAACTATCACCTCCATATAAGGAAGCGTGGCAGAGTCCGGGTTATTGCGCTAGTCTTGAAAACTAGAGGTCCAGAGATGGGTCCGTGAGTTCGAATCTCACCGTTTCCTCCAAAAGTGCTTGACATATGTTTCTGATGCATATATAATAAGTTATAGTTAAAGACAATTCCGCGGAATCCAAGCATGGTGCAGGGACTTGACTGTTAATCAATGGCTAGCTGAGTTCGATTCTCAGACGCGGAGCCAGTAATATGAAATATAAAGACAATTTTTTAGACTCCTTTTCGTTGAAGTATATCAAGCATTTGATAGACACTGAGATACAAAATGATGTATGTTTAGATGTTCCTCTATTTCAGTCTTATGGTGATATGCAAATTAGACATAAAGATGATTTAGTATTTAGCAATTTTTTAGCAAATGTACTTAATTATGTTAATAATGAATTGTCTGCTAATTTAGTAATTGATAAGTGTTGGTTCAATATTTGTAAAAGTATATCTAAATATACATATCATGATCATCATCCTATACCAGTATCTGCAGTATTTTACTTAGAAGGATGTAGGAACAATGGTACTATATTTAGAGTAGGCGATGCTGAACTACAGACAATTTGTGATGATAATAGTTTATTAGTTTTTGATGGTGGATTTTTACATAAAGTCCCGTCATGGAAAGGACAAGATAGATATAGTATTGCTTTTGATTTTAGTGAGGGTGCCTGAGAGGTCCAAAGGAACAGTCTGCAAAACTGTAAAGCCATCGGTTCAAATCCGATCCCTCACTCCAGTTATGGGTGCTGTTCCCTACGGCGGACTGTAAATCCGTTGCCATAATATGTAGGGTGGTTGGCAGTTAGGTTCAATTCCTTCAGTACCCACCAGATCCCCGGACCTATGCCGGTTATCATAGGCGCAACAAGACCAGCGTTAGGAGTCTTAGGTTTCTTTTTTCCTCCCTCCGGGCCATTCATCCGGTAGAGTAAAACAAAAGATAGGACCGTGTCATCCGACAGACAAGACACTGGACAGGGCAATACCTCACGTCGGGGCTCTTGGGAAAGAGTAGCCGACACCATATTGAAGCACATTTTATCAGGGCAGTATTGTTCAGCGGTTTATAGCCGTAAGTGTGTTTCAATATGGTAAAATGAAAAAACAACGTATAGCTTTATTTCACAATCATCCAGAGTGCAGTGTAGAGTGTGCTCATGGCATTCTTAGAGCATTGGGCTTGGCTTACGATGTCGATGTAATTAATAGAGATGAATTGACTGATGTTATACTGAGTAGGTATAAGATGATAGCGTTTCCTGGAGGCATAGGTGATAGCGATAGGTACTATAAATTATTGGCTGATAAGCAAGATGTAATACAAAATCAAATTGCTAAGGGAAAAAGATATCTTGGTATTTGCATGGGTGCTTATTGGGCAGGGCCACATTATTTTAACATACTAGAAGACGTGAATCCTGTACAATATATAAAAAGACCTAATGCTGAAACAAATAGAAGTTATGGTACGGTTGTTAATGTTACGTGGAACGGGCATGATGAAGAAATGTTTTTCTATGATGGTTGTAGTCTATTAGGTGATTCTAATAACTTTGAAACCATTGCTACTTATAGTAATGGTGACCCTGCAGCAATCATACAAAAGAATATTGGAGTCATTGGTCCTCATCCGGAGAGTGATATTTACTGGTATAAGAAAAAATTTTTAAAGCCATATTGGCATGAGTACAGACATCATACATTATTACTTAAATTTGTTAAACGATTAATGAGATAAGCCGCTCTGGCGAAGGAGGTCCTCACGCTAGTCTGAATAACTAGAGAACGCGGTTCGATACCGTGGGGCGGCACCAAACATATGAATAAATACTTTATCTTTTTAAATAATCTTTATTCAGATACAAAGTTTACTATTGTAGAACTTTTGTTTATAGTTTGCTTGATCTCTTATACATTATATTATATAATTAGTTATTACTCGGATTGGTGAAATGGTATCATTCGTGCTTTGGGAGCATGAGGCGCAAGTTCGATTCTTGCATCCGAGACCATAATGCCCCGGTGACGGAATTGGCATACGTGTATGACTTAGGATCATAATTTTGGGAGTTCGAGTCTCCCCTGGGGCACCAATAAGCGGACGTAATTCAGTTGGTAGAATGTTTGCTTGCCAAGCAAAATGTCGTCGGTTCGAATCCGATCGTCCGCTCCAAGGATCAATATGACAGATATATATTAGAATGATAATAAAACATGATCCCTTTTTTCACATAGTAATTGACAACTTCTTTGATGAAGACGTTGCTAATGAGCTTGCTAAAGATTTTTTTAACTACGATGACCCTAGATGGTTTCATTATAACAATGCTATAGAAAAGAAAAAAACAATTAATTTTTGGCAATACTTTCCACGCTGTACTTATAATGAAATTTCTAATCTTTGTTCAAAAAAGTTTATAGACTCAATTAAAGAAATAACTGGGATGAATGATTTATGTCCTGATATAGGTTTACACGGTGGTGGTTGGCATATACATGGTCGACATGATATGTTGAATGTCCATAAAGATTATAGTATACATCCTAAACTTGGTTTATTGCGAAAACTAAATCTTATTATTTACTTAACCCCAGGCTGGCGCCCTGAATGGGGCGGTGCTTTAGAATTATGGAGTCATGATGCTGAACGTGACCTTCCATTAAAATCAGTAACTAGTGTCGATTGTTTATTCAATCGTGCTATACTGTTTGACACTACCCAAAATTCTTGGCACGGATTGCCTAATCCTATACAATGCCCAGATAATGTATATAGACAAAGTATAGCAGTTTACTATTTAACAAGTGCAACTGGTATTGTTGATACCAGACAACGTGCCAGATTTGTGCCTACTGAAGCACAAAAAAATAATAAAGAAATTTATGACCTATGCATAGCAAGAAGTATTTAGTAATAAAACAGGATGATAGTCCGCTCCAAGGATCAATATGACAGATATTTGTGGTGATAAATGTATGGGTTATGACGACAATCATGGAGGTTGTTGTACATTATATGATCGTGACTTTATCATTGGTCCACATATAGATCCTTTAAATTTTCTGTCAAGATTGGAAAATAAATTTGGTAGAAAAATTAAGTATTCTGAAGTCTTTATAGATTATGAGGAAGGCAAAAATTTATTTCCACATCTATCATATTGGCAAAGAAAGCAATCATATCCTGCTTTACGTGTCAATACTCAATTAAATAGCAAGCCTTGTATTTTTTATAATGAGACGGTCAGAAGATGCTCTGTATATGAAATAAGGCCAGCTATTTGTTCAAATTTTCAATGTGAATATCTTAAAAATCATTCGGGGGAAAAATGCCAAGACCAAAAAAGTTAAAGGATACCAGTATAGTAGTATCCAAAACAAAAACAACTCGCAAACCTAAAACTAAACAAGAACCTAAGCCAGAGCCTAGTTTAAGCATGGCTCCTGCAGGCGCTGAGATTGAAAAGAAACATGGATTGGTTATGGGGGAATATTCCAGATCATTTTATGACAATGGTACGCTAATAAGTTTTGAGATCGATTGGCACCGCTTAGCAAAGTATATGCAGAATTTAGATCGCTGAGTATGGGTGAGGAAAAATTTTCAGTTTCGGATCTAGATGCCATATCACTAGCAGGCAAAGTATTAGAATGTAAAATTATAGTATCAGATTATGAATTTTTGAATATTTCTAATAACGCAGATTTTTTAGATCACTTAAAGAAGCGTATGGCTACAAATTTAGCACTAGAAATTTTAAAGTCATATGCTGTATTTACTAGAAGAGACAATCCAAATACTGGACATTCTGAATTTATTTCTAGAGTGATTATTGTTCCTAAAGAAGCGCCAACTCAATTATTCAAAAATCCAGATGTCAAGAAAACCCTGTTAAAATTGTAGGGTACTGTTGTTCTTTCACAACACCTTTACAAGTATCCGAGCATTTGACTCGGGTATCTGTAGGTGTTAAAATTATGGCATGGTTAGAAAAAAACGATCCGATCGCAGACACATCGTGTACATGCTACAGAATGCTGTCACAGGCGATTTCTACATTGGCATAACGCAGGGTCACCGACAAAAAGACCTCGCATACAGGGTCCGTAAGCACTTTCAGAGGGCCCTAGCAGAGTCTAAAGCGTGGTCCTTGTGTCAAGACATCCGGCGCTATGGGCCCGAGGTCTACG